GAGAAGCTTTTGGAGATTCTCTAGAAGGAGCACGGGAGAGAACGGCAGCCCGTACTCAAAGAAGCTTGCTTGGAAGGCTTGGTCTTACTAGAGGTGGTACAAGAGGTAGAGAACCCGATTACCACAAGGCGCGTAAACAAGAAACACGAAGGGGCTGGGCTGAAAGAGCAGCATTAAAACAAGATTATAAAACATCAAAACTAGGTGCCAGATTTGAGAGAAAAGCTGGTAGAAGAGCTTTTGGACAGTCTGTTGATCGTGCCGCAATGAGAGCAGTTACAGCAACAGGTAAGGCGGCTGGCCGTGGTATTGGCGCAGCGACTAGAACAGCAGGACAGGTAGCTGGTGCAACGAAAAGAGGAGTTGCAGCAACAGGTCAAGCACTTGGCCGTGGTATTGGCGCAGCGACTAGAACAGCAGGACAGGTAGCTGGTGCAACGAAAAGAGGAGTTGCAAGTATGGCTAAAGCATCGGCTCCAGGGATAGGTAAGACGCTTCGTGGTGGTGCTGAGATGCTTGGAAGGGCTAGGAGTCGTGTAGGACAGGAGGCTGAAAGGGCTGGTGGTGCTCTTACTACTGCGGCTTCTAAAGCTGCTTCCCGTGTAGGGAGCGATGTAGGAGCGGGGGTAGCGGCAACTTATGGTGCTGCTAAAAGAACTGCTAAGGCAGCCCCTGGTGTTGTTGGGTCAGCCGCAAGCGCGGCAAAGAAAGCTACTGTGGGAACGGTGCAGGCGGGACTTAGGGGCCTAAAGTGGGCTGGGAAAAAGGTGGGATTTACCGAGAGTATGGATCCCCATACGGTTGCCAAGATTAATGGATATCAACAAATAGGAGACCTCTTGGCAGAAGCTATGAGATTGAAGTAACTCTTACATTTTTTAAAAAAAAGTATTATTATTTACTAACTATAGTAGATAACATGGTTTAGGAGATTTATATATATAATGAATAAATTAAAAACTATTGCAGACATACTACCTGATGGATTAGATGAGTCCTCTGTTGAGGAGATATTTACATTAGTAGATGCTACAATTAATGAACAGGTAGAAGAAAAAGTTTCTCTTTTAGAAGCTAAAGTAAACGCTTACTTAAGAACTAAAATAGAGACCTTAAAAGAACAAGCTCTTGCTGAATTATCTGAGGAAAATGAAGTCTTCAGAAATGCTAGACTCTTTGAGTCAGTAAGAACTTTGATGTCACTAGAACTCTCTGATCAGGACGAAGAAAATGCATTCTCGGAAATGAATAATAATTATGTAGAGATGCAAGAAGAGTGTGATGTTCTTATTGAACAGGTAAATAAGTTAGTTGAAGAAAATGAAAAACTTCAAGGAACGGTTAAAGTACTTGACAATAAGATATCCATTACAGAAGCTTCGATTGAAGAGCTTGAAAGTGTAAACGGGCAACTTCTCTTTGAAGTTGAGAATTTAGAGGCTTCCAAGGACGAGGCATTTGTCTCATCTGAAAAAGCTCTTGTTATCTCCAATGCGGATCGGGAGATTAACGAAGAAAGAACTGGTGAAAATCAGTTTTTAACAGATGAGGTCATGAAATTCATGCCTTTCTCCAACTCTTAATAAATAGAAAAAGGATTATTTTATTATGGATGTAATGTATTCACACGATGAAACGCTTGTCCAGAAGTGGGAGCCAGTACTAGAGGGTATTGATAGTGATTATACTCGTAGAGTAACTGCTCAACTTCTTGAGAACCAAGCAAAGTCTATTGTAGAGGACAAGATGAATGAGGCTATTACCAACGCTACCACCACAACTGGTCAGCTTGGTACTTTCCAAAAGTTCGCTTTCCCTCTTGTTCGCCGCGTATATCCTGAGCTTATTGCCAACAGCATTGTTGGGGTTCAGCCTATGCAAGGCCCAGTTAGCCAAGTATTTTATATTGGTAACGACAGAGCTAAGAATGGTAACACCATTGAAACTGTTTACAGTAAGTTTAACCTTACCTATCGCGGACTAATTGCTTCTGCTATTGGTTCAGTCTCGGGGACAGGTGGCGTCGATATCGGTCAGCAAGGAGGAGGTACATTCCATACTGACACAGGTGCTGGTGGTGGAACTGGTCTTGATGGTGATGATGCTCAAAGTGGTTTCGATGTTTCTAACGTCCTAGCTGGTTCTGGTATTGAGATCACTGGTGCTGGTGCTGCATCAGGTACTGTTGGTGGTAGAATTGCTGCATGGCCTAACGCTAATGCTGTTATGGGATTCCAACTTTCTGCCGGTGAGCGTTTGACTGGAACTGGTATTCCAGAGATGACCTTTCACATTGAGCAGGAAGCAGTTGTTGCCAACACCCGTAAGATGCGTGCTCTCTGGACTCTTGAGGCTTCTCAAGACTTGAAAGCATATCACAACCTTGATCTAGAGCGTGAACTTACAGATCTTCTGTCAAAAGAACTCGCACTAGAGATTGACCGTGAGCTTATTGAAGACCTTCGCATGATTGCTTATGGTCTACATGGAACTAACCTTGGGGGTGCTGACCTCAATATGATGGACAGCAACTACATTAGTATGGGTAGTGCTGGAACTACTTTCCCTGGTATTGTTGATTCAACAACTACAGGTACGTTTGTTCCTTCTCAGTTTACCTACGATTTTGATGGTGGAGCAGGAGGTGCAACTGCAACTTCATTAGGTGCTCATATTCCTGAGTCTAATGTTTTTGTATGTGATTTCAGCCAGTCTTCATTGAGTATGTATCCTCGTCATGTTGGAGAACTTTACTCCAACCTGCTTGCGGTAATTAACATAGCAGCGCAGGATATCTATCGCACGACATGGCGTGGTCCTGGTAGCTGGCTACTTACTTCTCCTCTAGTTGCTTCACTTCTTGAAAGTGCTTCTAAACTAGAGGGCGGGATTGATCGTGGTGACGGTCCTACCAATATAGGTAAGAACACCATTGAATACAAAGGTAAATTCATGGGGCGTTACGATCTCTATGTTGATCCTATGTATCCTTCGGATGAGATTATGATTGGTTACAAGGGGGCAAATGCTATGGATGCAGGCTTCGTATACTGCCCATACATCCCACTCCAGCAGCTACCAACTATCGTAGATCCAGAGTCCTTCCAGCCCAGGAAGGGAATTCTGACTCGTTACGGTAAGGTAACTCTTGAGCCCTACAACAGGTACTATCGGATTGTCCGAATCATCGGTCCTACCGCTAACTACCTGTTCCAGCCCTTCGCTCAGAATACTGTGCTAATGGGTACTTCAATTCCTAGCTCCTAACTGAAGTAAGGTAGAAAAAATAAGAAGGTCAGAGGAAAATAACTCCTCTGGCCTTCTTAGCGTTGCTATATATAGCAGAGGGTTTATATGTATAGATATAGAAGTAAGTGTAGATGGAACATGCTCCTTCATATAGGGGGAGAGATTAGAGAGATTAGACCCACAGAAATATTAGAACTCGATCACAAAATAAGTTCTAGATACTTAGAATTTATTTCAGAGAATAATATTGAAATAACAAAAAAAGGTCGGCCCAAAAAAAAGATTTCCTTTACTAAATCAATAGAAGCCAAGAATATCAATGCCAATAGCAGCAGCACCCAGAGTTGATCCTAAGTTATTAGGATATGGAGATACCTTTGGAACTTATGGGGGAAGGTATTTAGGGGATACCGATATATATTCTACCGCTATAGACGCTAGTAAATTAAATACAACTACTCTTGCTGATCCGATTGAGTTAAATACATTTGAGAAAACAATTAGAGATTTTATTATCGCTAGATTAGGGCACCCAGTAGTTAGAGTAGAGCTAACAGATTATCAAATAAAAACAGCTATTGATGAGTCTATAACAAATCTTGATTATCACGCTCCTTATTGGACTACACAGGTAGCTACCTTTCAATGCTCTGGGGGTGTGAATGCTTATGTGCTTCCTATGCACATAGCCTATAATTTAAGCTATGTTGTTTATAAGAAGAGTCTTCTTAGTATTCAGAACATGGCTGGCACACTAGAGTTTGATTTCTTTATCAAATATTTCCAAGACAACTTCTTGTTTAGTAATTTTAATATATCTGAATTTTATTTATTACAAACTCACTTGGAGATGGTTAGAAAAGTTCTCGGTCAGGAGGGGGCTTGGGATATTATTAATGGAAATGTTCTCCAGCTATATCCTACCCCAATATTGAATACACAAACAGTTATCCTGGTTTACAGGGCATTAGATGCAGCTACCTTACATCCCTATTATAAGAATTGGATTCAGAGATATGCTCTAGCAGCTTCTATGGGAATTCTTGGAGAAATTAGGGGTAAGTATGCTACCCTTCCCTCACCTGGAGGTGGGGCGCAATTAAATGGACAAGCTCTCATTCAACAGAGTGTGGCAGATAAAGAGAAGTTAAAAGAAGAGCTTCTTTTCGAGATTGAAGAACCACCCGTGTTCACAACATATTAAAATGACAAGTAGATATTTAAAAAGATTATATGAAATAGCCCCATATATAACAGAACTGCGAGGTCCCAATACTCCTCCTAGAACAGGTGTTGTTGGAGTAGCCGCACCAGCTAGAGAAAGGCGGGCGTCGAATGCGCAGAATAGACAGATACGCCGTCAGAGAAGAAAACCTACTTACCTCGATTCTAATGTATCAATGGAAGGAACGGAGATAAAAATGAATAGATATATGCAAGCTTTAACGGAAGTTCGCGGGAGAAGAGTGAGAACAACAAGATCAAACCGCACCTCAGATAAGAGGCCAGCAGCAACTACAGATCCTCGTCCTGTTGGGGGAAGAGTAACACACTCACCAGCAATGACACCACAAGAAATAAGAGACCAGGAGGCGAAAACAGACGCAGCAGCAAAAAGAAGAAGAGAAAACTCTTGGACTGAGTACCAAAGAATTGGAAGTATTCTTGCAGAAGAGAAGCCCCGCAAACCAAGTGATGAGTGGGATCCTGACGCGGGTGAACATCCTAGTGCGGCAAGAGAAGCAGAGACAGGAGAGGGATCGGATTTCGAGCCAGGGACAGGTCCCAAGGCCCGGCAAGACATGACCCCCGCCGAGCTAGCAGCCCTGGACAAAAAGACTAAACTATTAATAGCTAGACGAGCCTCGCAGAGGGCCGCATCTATGAGGAAAAGTGGCACACCCGAGCCGAGGGGTGGGCACACGCGGCGCAGCTAAGACAGGTAAATAAATGCCTAATAAAAATTGGAAAGTAACAACTAAACTACCAGAGCTTCCTGATCTTGATGGTGAGGACAGCTTACTTAGTTTATTTGATCAGGATAATGCTGATATAAATCTTTTCAATTTAGTAGATGATGAAATTATTAGGCTTTCTGGCTCTAAGTTCTACCTGTATAAGTATTTTCAGACTGCGGATTTTGATCCTGTCTACATGGAGTCTAGAAATAAGCCTGTTGCTAGAGATCCTATGGTAGTGCATGGACACTATGAACCTATTGCGATGAGTGAGGAGTTAACCCAGTTTGGTATTGAGTTAACTAATGATCAAATGTTTACCTTCAACAAGAGTTATATTGAGCGTAAGGTGGGGAGATTAGTTATTCCTGGGGATGTAATTAAGCCCTTTTTCCAGGACCAGAGATATGAGATCTTTGGGGTTGTAGAGGATAGCTTTGAAGCCTATGGGGTGTACCATATAGTGTGTTCAGCTAGGCTCCTGCGGGACGCCCCCGATATACAACAAACACCGCTCATGGACGTTACAGGTGAGCTAGGAGGCTACGCAGGAGGTCAAGATGCCATCTAGTCCAGGTGCAGTAAATATGTCGGGAACGACAGTAACTTATGGGGCTGAGGAATATATTAGTTCTTCTGCGTTTGATAATTATCCTAAAAGCTTAAGTAGACAGTGGGATACTAGAGAGGGAGAGGTTAGAAAGATTATTTTTAAAATGACTCAGGCTGATAGTAATATCTCTTTTGTGTATCGAGAACTATTAAGAGGCATGATAACATCGTTTAACGATGTAGGGTATATCAATTCTGAAGATAAATTTTTATATATAAAATGTATCCATGCGAATGTAGAGCGAGCAGTAGCTAAAATGACACAGGAAAATAATATTATACTTCCTATTCTATCTATTTCGCAAACCACTTCTGACAATGATGAAACTAGGCGTAGATATGAGAGTCTTCTTGTTCATGAAAAATATTGGGATGCTGAGAAACATAGAGCTTTTAGAATACTAAGCTTGGCTCCTAGGGCTATTAATATACGCTATCAACTTAACATCTGGTCAAAATATATGGCTGATATGGATCAAATATTAGAGCAGGTTAGAATTAAATTCAATCCAGAGATGCAAGTTCCTACTAAATTCTCTACTCTTACTAAATCTTTTATAGAGAGTGAAGATGATGTCGGAACAGTTACCGCTGCTGATAAAGAAGATAGGGTACTTCAAAAGACCCTTAATATAGTGGTACGAACTTATGTACCAAACCCCAAATTTCTCTACACCTCCACAGGTAAGATTGAGAAGTTCCTAGTTGACCCAGTAATTGCATAATGCCAGAAGTAGCTAGAGGGAATGAGGTAGATGTGGTAAAATCCCCGGATGGAGGGGGCCCAAACGGCGATGGCAACTGCCCCGCCCCTACCATACAAGCCACAAATAAGTGCTCACAAACGGTATTTGTCGAGACAATAGGTGTTGTGCGACAGCTTGATACAATGAAAAAGCATCCTGGTGTTCCTGGTTGTGTCCCGCATGCTCCTGCATTAAGTAAGTTTTCTGGAACAGTATATGTAGAGGGAAAAGGATTGGGTCGCAAGGGTGATGATTATGGTGGTCATGGAATACTTACGGGGTCTTCGAC